ATACCTTTGCTAACTCTGTGTAGCTAATTGTGTTACCACCAATATCATCTTTGGTGTTAGTTACTGACTTAACAGTTACGTAGTGTGGATATAAACCTCTATCCATCATTGTGCGAAGTCTCTTAGTGTTATGTTTCTTATAATCGCTCTAGCTGAGTTTGGAATAACTACCTCATGAACATTTACACCTAATGTCATAGAGTTTCTTGTGTTGAAGAAATCAGCCACAAGAATATTAACCAACTGTATAATAGAATCATCTATTTGGTAATAATCCAAGTAACCGCATTTAAAAGCCACCTCTATATTGTCATAAGGTTGATCTCTCAACGATGGTGTATTCTCAAAATGGATACGTGCAAAATTGCCATTTAGACTAACGTAATAATCAGTACCATCTACCATTGTCTGTAAAGTTCCGTTGGTATCGTAATACTTAATAGACGTTATCTCTGTGATAGGGTTTCTTTTTATAACTAAGTCATTATCACAAATGTATACGTAAGAATCCCATTTATCTATGTAAGAATCCCACTTATCTACATAAGCAGTATAAGATGCACTCTGAGCGTATCGCCAAGTTTCTTGTGCAATAAAGTCCACCGCTGCATTTATGTAGGTTTCAATCAAACCATCCTCCTGGTCGTAACCATTGATTCTCAAATGCTCCTTTACTATCTGTAATGGAACTGCCGTTCCGCTTGGTTTTTGTGTTCTTATTATTCTCATACTTCTTAAAAAAGGTTGGGTTCATGCAAAAGCAATTCCCCAACCATCACTAGACTACATTATTTCTTAGCCTTTTTAGGCTTCTCTTCCTTCTTAACATCCGCTAACTCAAAGTCAAAGTTTGGCTTACCGAAGTGACGTAAAACTGTTCCCTTCTTAATAACACCACCTTTTGCTTTTTTGTGGTCAGACGTTAATCTTATTAGCTTACTTGCCATAATTATCCTGTATAACCTGCTACTGAAATCGCTGCATTTTGAACTAATGCAAAGTCCCAATAAGAGTTTAAAACTAATCGATTCATACCGCTAACGGCTTGGGTGTAAGGATCTGCCAAGATTTCAACTCCTCCGAATTGAGCTACTTGTAATTTAGACCAATCACCATAGTAAATTGATTCTTGACCAGTTGCTATATCTGCGATTTGAGATGATACTGCGAACTTCTTACCCATAATCATTTCATTAGCAACTAATGGAGACACCCCAGAAACCAACACCGCTTGATATAACTCGCTAAATAAAGAGTGAGAGATAGCAAAACCAAGATTACCTTTGTTGTGGTTGTTTCCAATCACTTCTTCCATTAAAGCCAAAACCATTGCATTAACAGTCGCTCCTGTTACTGCCGTTTTACCTGCTCCAATATCAGCTGGACCACCGTTTGATGTATCATCAGTAAATACTGCGTACTCAAGTTTAGCTGCCATAGACATTGCAATGTTTCTACGTAATGCTGCTTCTAAGCTATCGTTGTGCTGCATAGCTGCTTGTTTCGAGTAATTAACATAAGATGCTAATCTCGTTGGATCTAAATCAACTTTACTTAGTGCTGCACCACCATCTGCTGCTGCATCTGTTTCGCCTTCCCATTGAGTTGTAACCGCTCCGATTAAAGGAATACGCTGAGTAGTGTTTGTTTGTGTACGTGTTACACCTAACTCACCTAAGATTGTGTTAGCATAAACCGCATCAACAAAAGACTCGGTGTTAACTGCTGCCGTTCCATTAACTACTACGTTTGCACGTTTTTCGTTGTTCATGTTACTCAATAGAGACAATGGAACTACTATACCACTTGCTGCTTTACCAACTGCTCTCATTTCGTTCTCACCTTCTTGATGCATTTCTGCTTCAACACCATCTAGTTTTTCAACTCCGTAGGCTGCTCTAATAGCTGCTCCAAAAGAAAAATCTTTAGCGATATTCTCTAATTCTTTCTTCTGCTCAGTACTTTGGCTCAATCCTGACAAGTTAGATGCACGTTTGGTAGCCTCTAACGATGCTTTCTCACGCTTCTCAGTCTTCTCAATCTCTGTACCTAAAGTTTCCATTCTTTCTACTAATTCATCGAATGTCTTAGCATCTTCTTTGGTCATTTCTGTCCCTTCGTACTTATTTCTAAGTGTAAGAATTTCGCCGTCAACTAGACCACGCTCTTCTCTTAATTGTTTACTTGTTTTCATTTTGTTCTTATGTGTTTGTATTTGTATTCTGTATCTAAAACAGAAACCATTTTTGGCTTCTCTTCTTCTTTTTTCTCTTCTTTTGTACTCTCAAAATCACGTTTCGCAACAGATGTGTCAGGGTATGCAGGTGTTGTTACAGGACCTAACTCAATAAGTCTCTCAACTTGTGTGATAACACGCTCATCTACATCTTCGCCTTCTGTCCACATTGAGCCGTTTTTGGCTACCGTAAACATGAAACTAGACCCTTTCACATTGCCATTTCTAACGTTTTCAAGTAAATCATTACCTGCCGTTGTGTTAGGTGCTTCAAAGCTATATTTTAGCCCTCTTTCGTCCACTTCTAGCTTCAATGTGTCGCTATCTGCTCTCGCCAACACATTGTCGAAGTTGTGGTTGAATGTTGCGATTACATTTGACATATCTACGTTGTCAAACGAACTGCGCTCCATCTTTTCTTTAAACCAACCTAAGTTGTGTGACCATCGGTTGAAAACTGCACCATATCCTTCGATTGTGCGGCTTTCTTCACCGTTTTCATTCATTCTAATTTCTATCGACCCCTCAAGGGTTCTCTTCTCCGTGTTGCTCATTACTGCTCTTTTTGTTGTTATCTAAAACTTCATCTAATTTTGAGTAGGGAACTTGATTATTTGTACTAATCATGTAATCATTTATCCCTCCTGCTAAGTCTTCGTAGTTTCGTGCTTCGTTAGGTTTTAACCAACTGTTTTGAATGCCTTGAGCGTAGAACGCAGAACGTGTTGCCATATCCCCACGCATCAACCCATTGACATTGTACCTCCATCTATATGTATTTCTTTGGTCATTCCTAACCAATTTTTTGTTTTCAGCCTCAAACTTATGCACGTAACTCATTATCGTGTATTGAACAAACTGTGTGTTCGTGTTCTCAACGTTGTTATACTTAGCATCTCCCATCTCGTTTATTAGGTGAGTAGGTATTCCTAAAATGGTTGCTATCTCACTCTTTTGGAAACGCCTTGATTCAATGTATTGTGCATCTTGGTTCGACATCATGATTGGCACATACTCTTGACCTGCATCTAATACAGGTGTACCCATCTTAGCTGCCCCAAGGTTGTTTCTACCCCAACTCTCTTTTAAAGACTTCTTGATCTCAGGTGTCAAACTTCCCTCAACTTTCAAGTATCCATTAGACAAAAAACCTTTGTCGTAACTATTCTTACCATAGTCTTGAGCAGATACAGTAGCAGCTAAACTAACTGCGTGCGCCCTAAGAGGATTAACACCCAAGTATCCATCATGGCTCAAACCTTTGATGTGGTACATATCCTCATACAATATTTCCATATTTGTAGAGGTGTTATTATCTATTTCATAGACAACTGCGTTACCATAAACCTTCAATTGCACTCTGTCAGGGTGTATTGGAGTTAGGTGTGTTGGGTTGTTGTTAGAGTCTCTATGAATCACAGAATAGCCATTACCATAGTTTAAAACACATTGCATAATGTAATCATGCCATGCGTAAGAATCTAAGTTGTCGTTCACCATGTCCGTGATTATTGGCACAGATGGTAAATCGTTAACAGAATCCCTATCTTCAGAGTCCATTTTAATCAGATGTTTAGGTAAACCTGCAACGATGTTAGATAACACTTGTGTACCTCTCCACCAGGATGCTATTCCACTTACACTTTTGGTATTGATATCACTTCCGACATAACCAATGCCATGAGAAATGTCATAGTATGGATTAAGTCCTGCGGTTCTCTTCTCCGTTCTTCGTGTTATGTCAAAACCAAATATCTTCATTACTCCTTTTCTTTCTTTTTCTCTAATAGGTCATAATCC